ATCAAAGATCGGTGAGATTTCATTCGGCTTCGCAACGCAACGATTTTCCGGTGGCGCAACGACTCAAATGCTATGGGCTGGCACAGAGTTCGGATCCAATAAATTCAAGCAATTCCCGGTCTGGTCAGGTTCCACCGGTCGCGGATCTACGGGCTGGTTCATCTATCCGACACTTCGCGCAATACAGCCGGAGATCATCAACAAGTGGGAGAATGCTTTCGATAAGATATTGAAGGAGTGGTCATAATGGCGGCAGGTTCTCGCACGTTAAAGCTCTCCATACTCGCAGACATTGACGATCTAAAAAAGAATCTCAACGCCGGACAAGGTGAAGTTCAAGGATTCGGCGATAAAGTTTCAGACTTCGGAAAGAAAGCCGGATTAGCATTCGCGGCGGCTGGCGCGGCGGCTCTTGCCTATGCTGGAAAATTAGCCGTCGAAGGTGTTAAAGCCGCCATCGAAGATGAAGCCGCACAAGTAAAGCTCGCGAACGCTCTTAAAGCTTCAACAGGTGCGACAGACGCACAGATTAAATCAGTCGAATCACAGATCCTTAAAATGTCTCTGGCAACTGGAACGGCAGACGACAAGCTTCGTCCAGCTCTTCAACGTCTCACACTTTCAACTAATGACATTACAAAGGCGCAGGATCTTCTTACTCTCGCTCTTGACATTTCTACATCAACGGGAAAGCCATTAGAAGCCGTCGCAAATAGTCTTGGAAAAGCCTACGACGGAAATACGGCGGCGCTTGGAAAACTTGGACTCGGATTATCAGCCGCCGAATTAAAGACAATGACTTTCCAACAAGCACAAGATCAGCTTACAAAGACATTCGGCGGAGCCGCCGCCGCTAACGCAGAGACTTACGCTGGCAAAATCGCACGGCTTCAAGTGACATTCGATGAAGCAAAAGAAACTCTCGGAACAAAGCTTCTTCCAATTATTGAAAAGGTTGTCGGATACGTTATTAATAACGTCGTTCCGGCTCTTGGAAAGTTCGCGGATTTCTTCAAGCCAATCACAGACGCAATCTCCGAAAATAAAGAAACATTTCAAAAGTTCGGACAATTCTTGCTCGATTACATTGTTCCGGTGCTTGTCGTTTCAGTCGGTGGCGCTTTTAAGATTATCGGCGAAATCGCTGGCGGAGTAATTGACGTCATTGGTTTCGTCATCAAAGGACTTAACGTTCTTATTGGCGGAGCCGTCGCAGGAATTAACGCGCTTATTGGCGTCTATAACTCGATTCCGTTTCTACCTAACGTTTCAAAGATTTCAGCTCCATCAATTTCCGTTCCAAGTATCGGGAAGGTTCCATCTATCGGAACGCCTACAATTCCCGGTTCTCCATCTCTTGCCGGATCAAGTAGCGGTGGATCCGGAGCAGGTGGATCCGGAGCTGGCGGCGGATCGGCGGTCAATGGAATTCAAGTAGGCGGAACCGGAACAATTAACGACATTACTAACGTTCCAGACTTTTCAAACGTCGGCGTTACAGGAGCCGTGGTAGGTGGTCAAGTAATCAGTTACGGACAGAAATTTCCAATAGCTCCGGCGGTTCCGGACTTCTCATCGCTTGGAATGACGGGAACCGCCGTGGGCGGTTCGGTGGTCAATTTCGGACGAACGCTTCCAGACTTCTCCAACGTTGGCGTTACAGGTGCGGCGATCGGTGGCACAGTAATCAATCTCAACGTGAGCGGTGCTATTGATCCAGAAGGCACAGCCCGAACAATCGTGGACACGTTAAATAATTCTCTTTTCCGTGGAACCGGTGGCGCTAATAATTTACAGCTTGCTCAATTCTAATGTCTAATTGGGCTCCAGTCTGGCGCGTTAAGATAAACTCAATCGCTTACACAGACGTCATTCTTGCCGATCTCAACATCACGTCCGGACGCACGAATATCTACACACAGGCACAAGCCGGATACGCCACGGTTCGGCTCATCAATCTTGATCTATCAGCCGTCATCGTGGAGATCAATGATTCGCTTACCATCGAATTACAAGATACTTCCGCCACGTTCGTTCCAATCTTCGGCGGATCCGTGGTCGATATCGGTGTCACGGTGTCACAGGTCGGCTCGGTAGCAATTACTCAAACCGTCACAATCACGGCTCTGGGAGCCCTAGCAAGGCTCCAAAAGGCACTCACAGACGGAGTCTTGACACAGGATTTCGACGGCAATCAGATCCTTACAATCCTCACCGATCTGCTCATCAATAACTGGTCAGAGGTTCCCGGAGCTCTTACGTGGGCGACCTATGATCCGACCGTCACGTGGGCGAATGCCGAAAATACTGGGCTCGGTGAAATTGATACTCCGGGAGATTATGAGCTCGCTCAACGTGCTTCCAATCGCGTCGTTATGTATGACTTAGTTTCTGCTCTGGCGACTTCCGGTTTTGGATATATCTACGAGGACGCACAAGGTCGAATCAGCTATGCCGACAGCACTCATCGCTCTCAATATCTCGCCGCGAATGGATACATTGATCTCACAGCCAATCAAGCTCTCGGCACGGGAATCAGCACGACGACAAGAGCCGGAGACGTCCGGAATGACATAACGATTCAATACGGCACAGCTTCGGCAAGTGAAGTCAGCGATACGGACGCCACATCGATTTCACTCTATGGCAATCTCGCTCAAATTGTGACCACAACAATCAAACATCAAGCCGACGCAGAAGATCAGGCGGCTTTCTACTTGACGCTTCGTGCTTATCCACAAGCGTTTCTTCAATCCATCACTTTTGCGCTTACAAATCCAGAGCTCGACAATGGCGACCGTGATTCTTTGATTAACGTATTCATGGGAGCGCCCATCAACCTTTCGGATTTACCGATCAACATGAACGCCGGATCTTTTCAAGGCTTCGTCGAAGGCTGGCGATTTCAAGCTTCCTACAATGAACTTTCGGTGACTCTCATCATGTCTCCATTAGCGTTCTCGCTTCGTGCGATGAAATGGCTTGACGTGAGTGTTGCCGAAAAGTGGAACACAATTTCACCTACACTTGACTGGGAACACGCCCTAGTCGTGGCATAAGGAGCAAAGATGGCAAATCCAACAACTAACTTCGGCTGGGTTATGCCGACGTCCACCGATCTCGTCACCGATCTTCCGGCAGATTTTAATACGTTCGGTCAAGGCGTCGATACGACATTGGCAGAGCTTAAAGGCGGAACGACTGGTCAGGTACTTTCTAAGACTTCTAATACCGACATGGACTTCACATGGATCGCGGCTAATCCCGGAGACATAACGGCAGTCAATACAACAGCTCCGTTACAAGGTGGAGCAACTTCCGGAGCAGTTACGCTCACCGTCGATTCCGCAAGTACTTCGGCGACAGGTGTTGTTCAACTTTCGGATTCAACTTCCACAACTTCATCAGTTTTGGCAGCTACTCCAACAGCCGTCAAATCGGCTTATGATCTAGCAAATGCCGCAATCGCAAAATCAACCGTAACAACCGCTGGCGATATTATTTATAGAAACGGAACTGTTCCAACTCGTCTCGCTATTGGTACTGTGGGACAAGTACTTACCGTCGCTACAGGAGCAACAGCGCCAGAATGGAAAACTCCAACAGCCAGCAGTCCAACTTTTGTCGGTTGTTCATTGTATAAATCCGCAAACGCTTCCATAACAAACGCAACGGACACAACAGTCACTTTTAACTCCGAAAATTACGATACCGACGGATTCCACGATACAACAACAAATGCCGAAAGAATAACAATTCCGGCGGGCAAAGGTGGCAAATATTTAATTACAGCCAAAATTACTTATGCTTCAAATACGACGGGAATTCGCGGAATTTATCTTTACAAAAATGCGGCGGTATTCTTGACCTACAATTCTGGGAATTTACAAGTAAGCGGCGAATGTAACGTTTTGCTTTCTTATGTGGTAAGTCTTAATGCGACAGATTATGTGTACTTCCAGACATATCAAAACTCAGGCGGCGCATTAAACCTTAACGGTGGATCAGAATTGACCACTTTCCAAGCCTCGTATTTAGGAGCCTAACAATGATTCAATTTACACAGCCAAAATCACTCAATGGCGCACAGCTTGTCGAAGAGTTAGAAACGGCAGGAGTCGCCGTTACAGGTCGCCCATCTATTGACGGCGATGGTGTTCTATGGCTTAACGTTCCAACAAAAGACAAAGTCAAAGCGGAAACAATCGTAGGAGCGCACGTTGGTATAGATCAGACGTCAGCTATCGAAGCTCAACGCGCCGCACTTCTTGAACGCTTAGGCATTACAGCCGATGAAGCGAAATTGCTCATCGGATAATGACAAAAGCGCCGAAAGGCACACTCGCTCGGATCATTGAAGAAGCTATCAAGCACATCGGTTACGTCGAGATTTCGGACAATGTCACGATATTCGGACAGCGAATGGGAGCCAACGGAAAGCCGTGGTGCGGATCATTCTTAAATACGATAGCTCTTGACGCTGGCGTCTCGGTTCCCAATGTGGTCGGAACGGTTGCCGGATCCGAAAGCTTCAAAAGGCTTGGTCAATGGCACTTGGAACCTAAAGTCGGCGATTTCGCATTCTTTGATTTTACACGCGACAAAGTGGTCAATATTCAGCATGTAGGAATTGTCGTAAAAGTAGGATCTAAGACTGTCTGGACAATCGAAGGCAATACGGCGAACAAATCCGGATCACAAAATAACGGTGGAATGGTGCTTGTTCAGACACGCCGAATTAATGCGCCGGAAAGCTTCATCTGTGGTTATGGACGTCCACGCTATGATGACCATACGGGAGCGTTGCCTATCATTCCGCCACCGAAGGAGCTCTCATGACTAAACTTAAAGCAATCGGCGCGTCATGGCTTAGGTCATTCCTAGCCGCCGCACTAGCTACATACTCAATTCAGGGATTAAATTACGAAGCCATGCTTACATCTGGCGTCGCGGCACTTCTTCCAGTCGCACTTCGTTATCTCAATCCGAAAGATTCCAGCTTCGGCATTGGTTCATAATGGACGGGCAACAGATCGGCGCTATTGCCGGAGCCGTGGCGACCGTTCTCGTTGCTTTCTTCGCTGGCGTCCGATCTATTGTCCGAGAGTTAAAGCCTAACGGCGGAGCTTCTTTCCGTGATTCCATTGATCGGCTTGAAAAGCGCGTGGACGAGATTTATAGCT